CCTTTTCCAAATTTAGTTATATTTACTTCTGCAGGACGATAGTGTACTATTGGAGGCAAATCATACCCTTCAAACTCCTTAGGGAGCTTTACAGCATACTTCTGTAAAAAACAGACTCTCTTAACAGCTATAGATCCATAAGGACCAATGGTACTTAGAAATTGGTCATGTTCTTCAAAGTCACGTAAAGTAAAACCCGCAAAATTAAAGAAGAACTTTTCTATATTATGTTTATTAAACCATTTCCTCATCTCACTAGGAAAACCAAGCACATTATCATCACCGTAGACTGCTAAAATTATTTTTTCCTCTAATTTATACTTCTTATATAATCTACGGAATTGTATATCTGTTTGGCTCATGTACTCAAAAAAACAATAGTACACAAGCGCAGTGATATAACTATCACCATGAGAAGTCTCAAAAGCTCCTGAGGGCATAACTCCTACTATCACACGCCATATATCACCTACCATTTGTGTAATCTTTACTGCCAATCTATTGGTGGTAATATTCAATAGATGCATGTACATTTCCTCATCTTCTTTTGTGTCAAATTTGTGGTATTGCACTGCCCACAAAGAGTATGCAACTAAAAAATGATATAAGACTGACGTATCATAACCACTGATATCGAATGTGATATATCTCATATTCGGATCATCATACCTAAATGTTTTAGCAAAATGATACATTCCTCCTCTATTCCAGTCTCTTCCAATTTGAATTAGAAAACCACGTTCAACTTTCTGGCGATAACCTTGAACAAGCTGAGATAAGAGAATAGTAATTAGGTCAGGTATAAAATACTCTCTAGCTTTATCACGAACTCTAATAAGTTCTTCGAGAGTATATTTCGTAGCTCTATGTACCTCTGACTTTAATACTATTTTATGATACGCAGGTGGAATAACTAATGGTTTATGCAATCTAAAATCACTTATATAATTGTCTATTATCTTAGACGCATAAGGGAGTTGCTCAAACTTCTTACCCATACAACTCTTATACCCTTTAATATTACCATAGTCAAATATAGGCACTCTATTCGGACCCGGTCTAATACCATTTGAAGCATCTATAGTTACAACTAGAACTTCCTTTACTGCTTTTTCATAGCTCCACACAATTGATTTCCACAAACGATCCCACTTATTATCAATACTCATTTGTCTAATAGCTAACGGTAAAATATGCTTATTTTTCTCAAACAATGGAGGCATAATATGGGTATTCTTATCATACCTGGCCAACAATTTTTCAATTTTGTTGGGATATAGACTTTGTTGTGAGAAAACACAATATCTAAAATCTTCCATAACACCATGCTCGTTTAACATACGAACACCTGCAAATGTTGAATTAAAAAAAGACTTTGTTATTAAACTTTGTTCCATAAGTGTTTTTCCTTTAACATCCCATTCAACACCATGCATGTACAATCCACCTTCTTCAACTCTTTTAAATATACATTGATCCAAATAATCTCTTGATACGTTTAATTTCATAATGGTTCGAAAGTAGTGTAAGTCCCACATCTTAAA